GTGAGTTTGACACGCTTCCCCTTGACATCCTTGGTGACACGTAAGCCTAACATCTTGACTTTTTCTTTGAGTTTATCGTACTCCATTACTATAGGTGAGGAAATTATTGATATCTGACACCAGCTCGCGTCGCCGCATCATCAATTTCATCAACCATTTCCCAAGCCCAACGACATTCCTGGGCATCTTGATGTTCACAGATACTGTGTGCCAAGTCGAGGGCTTCACCCAATATCATTTTGAGACGCGCCTGTCTCACTGTAACCTCGGGGGCTTCCCTCAACGAGGGTGCCTCATACAATTGTTGGAGAGCGATACGAGTGATTTCAGACTTCTTGCGTTGATAGTCGCCATTGTGTGCTGCGATAATGCGCACACTTCGGCGTAGTGGCTTGGGTTCGGGTGACCAGTACCCAAACCGCTTGAGGGTCTTCGCCATTAAATATCTGTCTGAAGATATTTTTAAGTCGGATTATCTTAAAGATGTGTGTCGTTTTAGTGGTATGGAAACAAAGGTACTGATAACTCAAGTTCTTATGCCAAGGATCAGGCAACTCGAAGAAGAGGTGGCTGCTTTGCGAAGACATACGTGGCCCTATGTACAAGCACAGAAGGAGGTACACCAACTTGATGATATGGAGGCAAAGAGAGACTTTTTCAAAAATCTGGACGATGCTACGGTGATGGAACTCTTGAGACTCAAAGCAAAACTCTCAAGTAATCCAGGACTTCAGGGAAGGGAGTTTGATGTTATCACATCTTTGCGTAATAATTTTTGTTAGTGTATAATAAATGGTATTACCTATAATTCTTGGAGCTCTAGGTTTGGATGCACTTGGTGTATCTGTACCCGGTATAGGTTTAATCACATCACCTGTTGTTGCGTTTCAAAAGGATAAAGATCTTGATATGAGTACTCTGATATCTCTTATCTGTTCGTGTATGTGTTCAGCTATGATTGTTCAGCGTATGATTGGTTTCCCCTTCAAGTCGCCACCAATTATGATGATACTTGCTGTGTGTTGTGTATCAAGTGGTTTTTCATCTGTGATGATAACCAAAGATACATACGATCGATTTACTCGCAAGTCTGAATAATTAGAAAAAATCATCCGTTCTGTACATATTCACCGAGTATGAACCAGTCTTACCAGTTACTGAGACTGCTTCATTCCCATAGAGTTCTTGACACCCAATGTCTTCCATACAGTCACGCGCATTGTGGGAGACTGGGAGTGGATAGAGGTTTTCACCACCAGTTGTCGTATAGTAGTGGTAGCGGTCGCGGCGTCCTCTAACTTCCTTTCCGTATAGGGGGAGGGTCTCACCATCGCCCACGAGTATACCCATTTGTTGCATGTGTCCAGGCTTGTACTGCTTAATTGGGGCTTCTCTGAATTCTGGTTCACGCCGTCTCTCACGTCGCTGAATTGGTCGTGGTGGCACGGGCATCACTGGAACCTCTACTGGAACTTCAACCACCTTGGGGTTGAACCACATATAACTCAAAACGAGGGCAAGCACAACGACCGCCGACATTAAGATTTGGTTCTTGGCCTTGTTCTTAATCTTCATTTATAGTAGTTAAGGATTATTATTCAGATAAAGAGATGAAGATCCTGGCCATAGATATTGGGTACCACAATATGGGTCTCGTCCTTGCTGAGTGTGGTAAGGGTCCCAAAGTGAATGTAGAGTTCTTTAAAAAGGTAAGCCTTGAGGACTACAAATACATATATTCAAATGACATCGTTGACCTTGTTCCTTTATTTGTAGATGATCACAAGTCTATATTTGAAGCGGCAGATACTATACTTATAGAGAGACAACCACCTGGAGGTTTCACAAACATTGAGGTACTTCTACATTACATGTTCAAAGATAAAGTTGTGTTGGTTTCACCTGTGAGCATGCATACACATTTTGGTATGAGACACTTAAACTACGAGGAGCGTAAGGAGAGGACTGTCTCAATTATGGAGAACTACATCCACGAAGAGATACCCTACGAGAGGAAACATGATATTGCAGACGCATTGTGTATGATTGTCTATCACAATTTTAGGATTTCTGTCCACTTTTTTGACCAGTTTCGGCTCTAATAATTTCAAGAGCATTTGCCACGGATTCGAAGGCATCAAATAGTGTAGCTGTACTCCGGTTCTTACAACATTTTCTAATATTTTCAATGTTGTATTCAAAAGACTTCTTCTCCTTTTCACGTCTCAATTCAGCAGACTTGATGAACTCTTGAAGTCTCTGTATTTCAGAATCAATTTTGGTTGTGACAACATCAACGGCTTCGTCCATTTTGTTAATTTCCTCCTCGTACCAGTCTAATGTACGCTTGAGGAGATCACGCTTTACTTGGGACTTTGTTTTTTCTAATTGTTTTTCAATTCTATCAATTTTGTCATCAATGACTTGGATATTATTGAGGTACTTTTCATGATGAAACTCCTTCGCCCGCTCCAACGCCACAATTTGTTCCTTGACTTGCATTTTTGTTCTACGAGATCTTCGCCCCAAAACTTTATACCAAGCAGTTCATCTTATTAATAAATATAGTGAACTTTATCCCCAACTCTTTGAAGACTTTCTTTTTCATTCATCTGAACAACGAAATCTCCCTTCAAAGTTTTGAGATTTGTGTAAAACTTCTTAATGTGCTTCCTAGGTAAGGGATTAATGTACATGTCATCAGTTATGTTTTTGAATATATCGAGCCAGAAGGAGAACTTAGACGCTTGCTCGTCCATGTCGATAACGGTGATGTGGTGTTTAATCACGTATCCGTTACCGATAATGGAGTGTCCACTGGGATCAATGTAGTCAAGCATGTTTATAATTATTGTAAGTATTGTTATCACTAAGGTTACCAAGCATGCGTTCGTGATAGTCTATGATCAATTTTAAAGTTTTTGATCTTAGACAACCCGTGATTTCATCTAATATTTCAGTCTCCTTATAGAAATTGTACTCCTTACGGAGACGTGTGAGTTCCTCCTCGCGCCAGTTGGGCATTTTACTTGGGGGTTTTACCAGACATCACCAATCTTAGGTCATCAATGAACGTATCGAAGCGACCGAGGCGATATTGGACGAATGCCCATAAAAAGAAGAACACAGTCTTTGTGAGATTATTTACATCGTTATCTTCCATCTTATATATGGGGGAGACAACTCGGTGCATAAAAGTTTCCTCTTTTTGCTGACCAGTCACGTACATCTCAGCCTGCGTTAAAGCACAGGTGTCATCGTTGACTGACCAATGATAGAATAAAAATGGAATGAGTATGGAGTAGAACTCCAAGTTTCTACGATCATTCGTGAAGGGAACGACGAGAATACCAATCAGAAAAATAAGATGAATCCAGAATATTATGTTCATCTATAATAATATGAGCGAAGAAATTTTTGATGATCAAATTATCAAACAAAAGGAGCTTGAACATAGACGTGATAGCTGGAACGAACAACACGAAAATATACTGAGACAGTGGGGTGAGTCCGCTGGGTGTTACAGGTATATGCACCATAGGGCATTCATAATGTATAAGAAATTGAGTATGCGTTTTACTTTACCTGTTATTGTGCTCTCCACCCTCACAGGTACTGCGAACTTTGCTCAGGAACAATTCCCTATATCAGTGCGTAGTATGGTGCCATCCGTGATTGGTGGTCTGAATCTAATCGCGGGTCTCATTGCGACGATTATGCAATTCCTGAAGATCAATGAGTTGATGGAGAACCACAAAGCAGCGGCACTCTCTTACGGACTCCTCTCAAGAAATGTTCGTCTCACATTGTCCCTTGCGCGCGAAGAGCGTAATCAAGATGGTTTGGACTTTGTGAATAACTGTAAGACTGAATATGATCGTCTCATTGAACAATCACCCTCGGTTCCATCAACTATCCTCCTTGATTTTGAGAAGGAATATCCCCTCGATAGCGTCTTTACAAAACCAGAAATCCTCGATGTACGGGCAATCCCCAAGTTGAAGTTGTCTGGATTCACTAATTTGAAACAAAGAAGCCCACTTGCTACACTTGGGGGTCTCGTAAAATCAAGTCAGGAATATGATGAAAAGACAAAGATCCTCGAGGAGATGGAACTCACATCAGTGGTCTCTGAAG